TCATCCCAAGCAAAATCAAATGTTGCTACCAGGTCTTCGGCAGTCTGTCGGGTAATCGTGATCGACAATAGCATACGATCCCCATTAAAAGACGCTTCCGCCTCTACGGTTTGGGCCACCCCGTCGGCAATCATCCAGGCAAGCGATTCCTTGACGTACTCTTCCGCACGGCTCAGGGTTTCCGGCAGCTTCTTACCCCGAAGTATTAACCAAATGCCGCTTCCGTATTGAATGCTTTCCCGGTAGGTGTCAATCCAGATTCCCTTATTGGTGGTCGGTTTCGTCGCACCGTCGGCGAGGGCGTCAAGCTCTGCATCGGTTGCCCGCCTGTCGGAGAATATGGAAACCAGGACAGCGGTTGACAGGTCGTCACCGATTGCGAAATCGCCGTTGACGATTGACATGTCGGCGTAACCGGTGACCGTACTAAATTGAAATGAAAAGTCACTCATAAGGTGAGACCGTGAGTTTGCAGGGTTATAATTACCGACGCCACGGCTGCACGGGCCTCCGCATCAATAATAACCCCGCCGGATGGCGGAACAATCGGAGGTTGTTGGTTTGTTACCACTTTCGTCCCGGCTATTTCCAGGTCACCGGATTGAATATTAACGCTTCCGCCGTCAACGAGTACGTCACCGGAGGCCTGCAACTTAACAACGGTTCCGTGATTGTTATAGATAGCAACTTCGCCCTCCGCAAGTGACGGCGCACTGTCGTCATCCTCCAGAACTACCAGGATGCCCGCGCTCTTCTCTCCGCCGCGTGACAGTAGCAAACCTTTCGCCCCGGTCGGCGCACTGCTATGGAATCCAAAGTTTTGCATGTGTGGAACGTCTGCCAACGTCTGCCCGTCGAATAGTGTAACCTTCCAAGCTCCGTTTTGTAGGGTGGTAGTCTTGCAAAGCGTAATCAGGTTTTTAAGTTTCGAAAGCAGACTCATAATAGAAACGGGCATGTTATAGGTTCGCCGCCGTACTTCTCCGGGGGCACTAGTTCAAAGGTAACAGAACCGCTTCCGGCCTCGGTGTCAAATTCAAGGTTGACTGTTTCAATCAACATGTCGTCAACAACTCCCATCGATGGAATACTAACCGAAACCAGTGTACCGGCGGGGTAATAGTCAAGCGTCGTAATGCTCACAATGATTCGACAGGCTCGCCCCTCTGAGAAGTTCCGGAGGCGGTCGGCGGCTAGTCGGCAGTCCGATAGATTCGCTTCCCCGTTGAGGATGTACCCAAAAGGCCGGGGTCGTTTCGCTGTACCGTCTGCCGTGGCAAATAGAGACGGATTAAGATAATTCTGCCCAAGTGCTTTTGTCTCGGTGTGCCGGGCGCTGTCCCGAAATTCAGCCGTAGCCACTTCGATGTTGACGCCTTCGCGCACAGAGATTCCGGGGTTGCTGAAATTGCCGCCTTCGGTTACAACTAGGTTGCCGTCCTTGTTGCTTGTTACAATGATTCCGTAGCTCGAAACCAAGCGAAGGATTGCTTGCGCGACTGTCTCGTCGGGACTGATTGTAAATTGCTCTATGGTCGGGCCGGAGTCGCCGGAAGCTTCGATACTGAAGGGAGAGGCCAGCCCTTGAATGATAGATAAAACGGATTGCTTGATAAAGGAAGTTGCGCCGGCCGCCATACTGTCGACAAGGTCGCCGGTCTTGTCCCGGCCTTCAACGGTTAGGTTTCCCCGGGTGTCGACAATCAAATCACCATAGCCAGTGATTACGGGGTCGCCTCCCACTTCCAACACCATTAAATCCCCGGCCTTCACTTCCTGCCCGGTGAATATGTTGGTGCCGTTCAATATAAAGCGGTCGGACAGATCCAACAGCGTCGAGGATATCAAGCCGCTCGACCACCCATCGTATTCGTTCTCACCGATTTTGAGCGCGATAGTCATCGGCTCAATACCTCAAGATCTCCAGATAAGAACAGGCTGCGGCGTATGTCGTTACGTTCCAGAATCTCGGAAAGCCGATCCGCATCCCCATATCGGTGGAATGCATACTGTACGCCGCCCCGGTCCGTTGCAACGGTGCGGGTCTCCAGTACGGGCAGGGCGGCGCTACGGTCAACCAGGTCATTATACACGGCGCTATTGAGTCGGACAAGGTCGCGATACGTTTCGGCAAAACCGCTTTCCGCTCCGAGGGTTGCTTGCAAAGTCCGAACGGATGTACCGAAGCTTTCCCGAATAAGGGTAGCGTCTTCGATAGATGCAAAGTCCAGGCTTGACAAAATCAAAGCTGCATTTGCAAGACAGGCGTTTTGTATTGCGATCAAGGAAGCTACTCGATTCTTTGCCCGTTGGATGGCTTGCGCACCTGTCCCGGTGACTTCTTGGATCTTGCCGGCGTAGGTTGCGGTAATGCCGATCATTGCACTGAAAGCCGACTCGGGTGTCGTGAATGCCTTTGACATTTCATTTAGTGTATCAAAGTATGAATTGTTCATCAGGGTTGCGCTTGTGGCAATCACTTCTTTGTCCGTTTCCACTTGGTCAATTAGTTCGTTTGTTTCATCAAACGTTCCAGTGTCCGAAGCTCCGCCAGCCGAGAGCCAATCCCGCAGAGCGTCAACAAAGTGTTGCAGATCGATCGTCACTTCACCAAAGGAGAAACCGGTTTGCGGTACAACGTAATTGTCTGCCAGGTTTTGCGAGCCACTAAGGAACGAGCGGGCGGCAGACGACTTTACCTCGGACTTGGTGGCGCGCGCCTTGAGTGGGGCAACGGCTTCGCCTTCCACAACAAAAGTGACTGTACAGGTTTCGCGCCCACCTTCCTGGTTCGTGAAGTTGACCGTGGCATCTTCGGCAAGGGCTTTTTCGATTACCGGATACGTAGGCAAAACTAGCTTACCCGCTCCCGGTGTTTCGACTGCGGCAATAAAATCATCCCGGTCTGTTTGGTAGTCATCGCCGACAAAAGCAACCTCCACAGAATACTTTCGAGGCTTCACCCCCGTGTCCGTGAATCCGGTTTTTTCTGTTCCGATTTTATCCTTGGCGGCTAAGTTGGAGAACAAGGCACCGGAGGCACTGGCGTCTTTTAGTTTACGGCCAAACGCAACGGAAACACTCCCGACCACAGAGAACGGAATTGTCTTAAAACTGCCCTTCTTTAGCTTTTCACGCCAACCCATTTATGTAGCTCCTGGTATCATCATACCTGTCTGCGCAGTAAATTTAAGATTGCCCGAAGACTTCACAGATTCAACCTGTCCCGGCCCTTTGATCTTCATGTTGACTTCAAGATTTTGCTGTGCCAGAACTTTGGCCGCCTCGGTCTGTGCCTGCACTGTCGCCGCTCCTGCTACGGTAGAGGCTCCCGTGGGTGTGGGCGGTGTTTCCCCTAGGATCTTTCCTTTGAGGAACTTGAAGGCATCGATAAACGGCGCAATGATTTTCATCCCGCGATCTTTCAAAATGTTTAGCTGTTTCAAGGCTACACCGATGCCATCCGTAAAAGCGGTTCCCAGCAACTTACCGATGTCGACAAGGAACATAAAAGCCTGAATAACCACTCTCATCGGGATTAGCATGAGCTTAAACGCAAACGCCACGAGCTCACCCGCCATACGGCCCGCCGCTGCAAAAGAGGCTAACTCTGCGGCGGAATCCCTGAAGCCAGGAAAAAGCATGTCGAACAATTCAGCCATTATATCTATGACCGCTTCGACGGGTTCGGCTATGGCGTCCCAAACCTCTTTGAATTCCTCCAGTAGTGGCATCATAGAACTACGGAAGCCGTCAACAAACCCCCCAAAGAAAGCTTTTACTTTCTCCCAGTTCTTAACGATCAACAGCGCGGCCAATGCAAGCGGATTTGTAAGTACGATAAGAAGTAGGAGGGCTTTGCGGAACTTCTCAAACTTCACCACAAGTACGGTAAGGCCGGCAATCAGTGCGACAACTGCCAGCACAATTAAGCCAATCGGATTTGCGAACAGTGCGACATTGAACGCCCACATTGCCGAAGCGGCGGCGACAAGTGCACCACCTGCCCCGGTAGCAATGAGGGTGAAGATACCTATTTCGAGTGCGAGCAGTCCCAGCAATCCGACGAGGGCGGCCGCTGCAACAATTATGCCGCTTATGATTTTGGGATATCTCACGAGGACAGAAAGCACCCAGCCGCCGATATCAAAAATACGGGAAAGCACCTGAATGAGTGGACGGAATCCAACCATAAGCGCAACGACAATGCCTTGCTTGAGCCGCTTCATCCTTTCGCCGAAACTCGCCTGCACAATGGCGGCTTGTTCATATGCAACAGCCGTGCCGGTAATGTCTTTGGTCATGGCCTTAACCTGTTTGCGGGAGTCTATCAGGATCTTCGCCGCTGATATATTCTCAAGGCCGAAAAGTTGTGTAAGCTTGGAGCCGGAGAGGTTGGCATTCGATAAGGCGTCGAGGGCTTCGGTTGCGTTGTTGATGCCGGCCGTAGTTGGGTGCCCGCAAGTGCGCCCTTGATACCGCGCAGGGCGAGAACTTGGATAGCTGCATTCGTTTCCTCAAAGGAAGACTTGGCAATCGTAGCGGCAACGCCTGCTTTCACGAGGGCGGCGGCTGAGTCACCGACAAGCGATGCACCGAATTTACTACCAGCGGCTAGGACATTGATAGCCCGGCTGGCATCATTGGCCCCAAGCTCGAATTGATTCATGGCGTCTGTAAGAGAGACAGCGGATCGGGCTAGATCCATGCCGGACGCTTTCGCCAGTGCCCCGGCCTCGTCGGTAATCTTCCGCAATAGTTTGGGTTGCTGTAGGAGTGCCGGTTTGGCGGAGGCTACAAGCTGGACAGCCTCAAGATAATTGTTTGCCCCCACCCCGAAACGTATAGATGCCCCAAGGGCAATATCCCCGAATTCCTCTAAGTCCTTCCCCGTAATCCCCGTAATAGCCGACAACTGTAAAAGTGCGCTTTCATATTCCTGAGCTTTGACAATCGCGATACCGAAAGCAACTGCCAGGGCTGCCAGGCCCACGAGCATGCCGCGCTTGATGATCTGGGATAGTTGCGCGAATCCCTTTTCATTGCCCGCAATGGCGGCGGTCATGCCCTTGGCTGCCTTGGAGATGCCCCGGAACGCTTTCGTGATCTGCCGACCAACTTTCGTAATGTTGGTAGCAAAATCGAAACTGATTGATGCTGAAAACTTAGGCATGTGATTTCTTTTTAATCTCGGACTGAACCCGACGGTTATAATTCTCGAATTCTCTTACCATTAATAATAGCTCATCTTCGGTCATATTCCAATAATCGTCAACTGTCAATCCGAAATGGGGGTTCACTTTTGCGATGATGCTCAGAACGATTTCACCAACTTCTGAGTAGTCGTTGGTTAGCCGTTCTCTCGTGAGAAAAAACGACCGGTGCACTCCTTTGCCACGGCGAAGAGATCGTCGGAATACAGCTCATCCATGGCTTGTTGCTTCTTCGAGGATGGAAACTCTTCGTCGTCTATGTCAACGATGCGGTGACAGCACGCCTTGACGATGTTCGCCATTTGAACGGCTGTCATGGTCTCGCCAACGGATACATTGCAGCCTCGCAAATTTCGGAGTTTCGGTTTGCGGAGGTGAAAGAAATCGATCTTCCGCCCATCGTATTCCGTCTCACTCTCCACATGATAAAAGAAATTAAAAGCGTCACCGTTGACAACGCCCTTGGCTTTCTTGTCTTCGAAGATCGGCTTGGCTTGCAGTACTGGCTTTGTGTCGTTGGTTTCGGACATGTGTTGCGTCCTCCTATTGTGTCGTTAGAAAATAGCCCCGCCTAAATGGCGGGGCACATGGGATGGGTGGGAGAGTTATAACGAGGTGGGATTACCTGAAATCTCCAGGTCCATTACACCGCCGTCGGTGTTTAGTTCCGGGGCATTGTCGACTGCGCAATCCGTCATACTGTGCACGGAACCGTCGTAAAGCTCGGCTTTCAGTTCCCAACCTACCGTATTAAGGATTTTGTCCAAAGCTTCCTTCGGCGGGATACGGAGGGGGCCACTTGCCAAACTGACAGTAGGCTTAATAATCCGCGTTAGGTCTCCGCCGATATCTCGTTCGGTTTCCTTGGTCTCGGTAACCAGGGGCAAAACCCATTGGTCATTAGGCGAAACCCGATAGCCCGCCAATGTCAGGCTTTTAAGTGTCTTTGCTGTGGCCATTACAAGCCTCCTATTAGCGGCGGAATTGGATTGTTCCGTCGAGTTGGTAGAACTGGCCAACCAAAGTTGGCGGCATGACGTAATTCACTCGGCTGCGGTTCGTTACATCGCGAGTAAATACGCTATCGGAAATGAACAGGTCACGTTGCGCCGGGTCAACAATCGCTATGCTGGAGAGAACGTCGTACCATGCGATTGCGGCAAACTTGAGATCCTGCGGCGATACAACCGGCTGACCCGATCCTGCGGGGGTTCCATCGTCAACCAACTTGTGGCGCGGGAAACGTGCAAGGATGAAGTTGTTAAACGTCTGCCGGATGTAGGACAACTGCAAGAGAGTGTTCAGGTTAAGAAAAGCCTCGTCGGGCGATCCTGCTTGATTAGTCTTGTAGGTTGTAATCATCCGCTGAATTTCAACACCGCCAACGCTGTCAATCTTGCGGGTGGAAATGCCTGCGTCGAGGATCTGCCGTTGATCGTTGCGGCTGCGTTTGTCGGTGTTGGTGTCGCCAACTGCCCCGGCAATGTCCAGTGTGGTAAACGGACGGGCTACGTCAACACTTGCAGATAGCGCCACGATTGCGGCAACTTGCGAGGCGAGGATGTACGCCGGGGTGGGGCCCTGTAGGCCGGAATCAACACCGCAAAGGTATTCACTATCCAGAGTATCCCCGAACGTGACAACGTTTGACACGGTGTCTTGATCGGCTGCAAACATGCCGAGGCCGTCAAGCTGTACTGTCTCACCCCAACGGGCTTCAAGCTCGTCCTGCAATAGTCCAAGGTCGGTTGCATTGGTGTATGGTGTAATCCACAAATTAACGATGTCATCGGGCACTGCGGCAATGGCACCGGCTAAACCGGGATCAGTTGCACCGGCTGCGCCAACGGCAATCACGAGGCCAACGCCTGCGGGCAACTCTTCACTGTCGCGCAGGTTTATGCGAACGTCGTCTTGATTACCAACTAGACCGCCATTCTTCGCAGTAATAGTGACAACCTCCGAAGCGGCAGCCGCCGTAAAGGGCAGGTCGACTAGGGCAGTAATAGCGGCGGCTACGTTTGCCGCAATGTCGTCGGCTGTGTCGCCACCAACTACGCCAATGCGGATCAGCTCGCCATTGACATACAGGTAGACAGTTCCGCCGGCCGTTGCGGGTCCGGTGAAAGTGAGCGTCTTGGTTGCGTCTGTCGCTCCGCCGCCGTCGGCAATGCCTACGCCGTACAGGTCGGTGTTACCGTTGTTGCGGAACCAGTTGATTGCCATGATGTGAATCATGGAACCGTTACCCCACCTGAGGGCTGCGTCTTCTGCGCTGGTAATTTTCAGATAATCGAGGGCTGTAGCTGTGCCGCTGGTCATTTGTGCCAGGATCACAGAAACGAAAGGTCCGGCTGAAACACCGCCGGAGGCTTGCGACGCATCGAATGTTGCGGTCGCGCCTGGTACCTTGTCACTTAGAGAGAGGGCCATTGCCGGTACTCCGTTTGTTATTATCGCCTATGGCGGTGGTATGTCTAATCTAGCAGCAATTTCGACGGTGTCACTACTC